AATTTCATGTTGTATAATATCACCAGAAGCAACACGATACTTTTCTTCAATAAACTTCTGGAAAGTTTTATCCTTTAAAATAGGTAACCAGAATTCTTTCGTATCCGTATCCTTGATACGATATTTTTTATCGGACACTTCGCCTGTATCTTTATCCACTTTAGAATACCATCCGTTTGATGGTTTAATTACATGACCGGACTCCAAAGCGATATCAAGAAGACCAGACCATTTGCTAATACCTCCATCAAAGGATACTGAAACAGGAATTTTAGATTTTTCTCTAACGTAACGACTTTTCTCTACGTTGATAATGAAATTGTATCCAACAACTTCTGTACCTTCTTTTTCCTGTTGACGGCCAATGATGAAGATGTTATCCGCAGAGTAATAAGAACCTGTGCCGCCACCAACAATGTCTTTAGGAAACATTCCAATTTCTTTGTATGTGTGATTCACAACAATCATGGGAATATCTTTGAGTGACAAGTGTGGTGTGACCATACGGAACAAACTCTTAACTTGTTTTGCACGACTCATATCTGCAACAGACTTACCTTCAAGTGCATCGTCAACTTCTTTCTTAGAAGCTAGGTTACCAATCGAATCGATAACAATAATCAATCTTTCACCTCGTTCAAGGCCAGTCAATTGTTGCATTACGTCAAACTTTAATTGTTCAATGTCCGTAAGAGGTGTATGCAGAACCCGATTAGTGTCGATACCAAAAGAATCAAAATAACTCTGCGGAGTACCGAACTCAGAATCATAAAACAACATTGCAGAGTCTGGATATTTGTCAAGGTAAGATTTTGCCATTAAAAGTGAGAAAGCGGTCTTAAAGTGCTTTGAGGGACCAGCCCACATTGTAAGACCCGGTGTAAGCCCTCCATCAAGTTTACCGGAGAGTGCAACGTTGATGATTGGTACGGATGTCGGAATCATATCTTTATCTAAAAAGAATTTTGATTTCGCAAGAATGGCAGAATCTTTAATAGAACTGTTCTTTTTAATTTTGTCCAAAATGCTCATGATTTTTCCTTTAATCGAATAGTGAGTTTGTTCGTTCGGTTGTCCAGTCCATACAATCCAGAATAACTTTAATTGGTTCCAAAAATGTTTTATCGAATTGCATATTGTAATCAATACAATCTTGGAGACCAAACTCTGGTGGTAATCTTCCTGGGAAGGATACTACATTTTCTTTGAATGTGTTTGGAGTTTTCAGGTAAGTGAATTTAATCTTCTCGCCTTCTTGAATCAACGGATACTTCTTAGTTAGACCTTTTTCTTCAAGGTACTTATTATATAGCAACGCACCTCTTACATGAATTGGTGTACCTTTTGAATATATGGTAGTCTTGTTACCGTATTCTTTTAGACCATTAATACCACGTGGAAATGAAATGTCTTCCACATTTAGTTTCTTGAATTCATTCCGGAAGTTTTCAATGAACATGTGCATGTCAGATTCGGTACCCTTCATCATAATCTGAAGTGCATGTTTCATCTTCTCCCGCACAGGCGCAGGCGTGGAAGACTTAATCATTTCCAAACCCATAACTTTCATGTCAGGTTCAGCATACTGAACACCTTCGTTATTGTACACATGCATGATATAACGTTTCTTCGCTGTCCAAATACCTTTATTGGCCAACGCTTCACGTTTCATTTGCATCTTTTGTGCATACGCTTTAACATAGATAGCAAGTTCATTATAAGACTGGTTGATAAATGGTTCAATTTTAGTCTCACAAACTTTATCCATAAAGGAGATTGTCCGGCCAATATCTTCAGTCTTGTTCCCCATCGCAGATTTAACCAAAGGACCAAGGTTGAGATAGATAGAGTCAGTATCCGATGCAATAACATAATCTTTATTTCCAGTGTTAAGGATTTTATTTACATACTTGTTCAGCTTCGCTTCGATCCATCGAATAGATAACTGACCAGCAGTAGTAACACCAAGAGCCATACGGAGATCATAAAATCTGAAATACTGAGAACCAAGAGCACCATAAGCAGAATTGAGAGAAACTTTCTTTGCCAACTGTAGGTTGTTATATCTGGCAATTCGCTTTTCGATTTCATACTTCTTCGAGTCATCTTTTTCGACCTCATATTCTTTCTTTGCTTGAATCATTAGCTTTTTAAACTTCTTGCGGTCTTCATACATGTCCTCCATCATCTTTGGTAGAAAGCCTTGGATATCAGTGCGGAAGAATTGACCATTAGGAGTTAATGTTGCATTTTCCAAACCTGAAATATCAATTTGTTTTTTTAAGAGTTTGTCAACAGAAATACCTTGCGAAAGAATGTCCCGCATCTCTTGTGTATAATCTTCTGGTTCTATCAGTGTTTCGGGTGAAATGTTATACTGCATCATCAAGTGTGGATACAAGGAGTTCAAGTCAAATGATGCAACCCATTCATGTAAGCCAACTTGTGGCTCTTTTACATATGCACCTTCGAACGCAGAATCTTTATCTTTGACGATACGTGGGGGAACAACAATTTTTTGATTCATCAAATTGTTGTACGTAAGTGCATCCCACATACGAGTCTGTGCAAACACATCGTCATAGTTAGTCTTTGTATCATACGCTAGAGTAAGTGCAAGTTCGAGCAACTTCAACTTGTCTTCAAGTTTGAGAATCAAGTCAACGTCTTTAATGTTATATTCAATAAAGAGTTGATAGTTGAGTCTGTATAATTGATGTAAGTTTTCATATTCTTCATATGAAATTTTACCTTCACCGAGTTCGAATTGTGCAATAGCATCCAAACGATAAGATTCTTGTGACTTACCATTCGGTGAATACCACTTATATAATTCAAGATAGTCAAGATCGGCAACACCAACAAGTTCATACACCGTCATTTTACGGTTCATAACAAATGCTTGTCGTTCAGAGATAATATTCCAAGGCGAGAGCTTCTTTGCCTCTGATTCACCGAGAACTTTACGCATACGATTCACAAGATATGGTACGTCAAAGAACTTCGTGTTCCAACCCGTGAGTACATCTGGACACTTCTCTTGCCAGAGTTTAAGGAAGAACTTCAACAACTGATGTTCATCTTTGCATTTCATGTATCGTTCAGAGCCTTTGGTCTGATAATCTCCACAACCAAAGACGAATGTGTGACCATTAAGAAACTTTAATGCAACAGCAGTAACAGGTTCATTTGCAAGATATGGATCAGGGAAACCATTCTCTGAGCCAACTTCAATATCGACAATAGCAATAGAGACTTTATCAAAGTCCCATTCGATCATTTCTTTGTGTTGTTCACCAATAAAGGCATATTCAAATCGATTTTGACCATAGATAGTCTTACCTGAAACACCTTCGAATTGACGGAGATAATCACGTGCCTCACGCATAGAATCAAACTTATGAGGTTGAAGATATACTCCATCCAGTGAAGTGAAGTTTGTTACCTTACTGGATGTTTCGTAGAGTGTTGGCTGATAAGGAATTTTTATCTTCGTTCTTTTACCGTCAGTGACACCACGATAAAGAATATTGCTACCTACAGCTTGTACGTTTGTGTAAAAAAGAGACATTAACCTGTGATGATTTGTGTTGGAGGAGTAATGATGCCGGAACCAAACATCTGATTATAGTTATCTGCGATATCAGTTGCTGGATCATAATGATATACTACATGCAGTGGTTCTACAAGGATAACTTCATCTTTTTTCTGCTGTGAGAAAGCGGGAAAAGGAACAAAACCCATTTGAGGTGTTGCACCTGGAACTTTTGGTGGAACCATTCGTAGTTGAACTGGATTTTTTAATGCGATTTGACCCTCTGATGTAATCCAACTATCAGCGATGACTTCTTCACCTGTCACCAATTTAATACCCTTAATATTCATAATTATACCTCTGTGTTGAAAAAGAATGTCTGGAATAATCGACCATTATACACGGAATCACCAAAGCCTGGCAACATACTTCTGTGGTAATATTCACCTCGATACATTACTAATCTGTTAAATATATTTGAAACTTGTACGATTGGTTCCCAATTATCTAAATTGGTTATTTCTTCCGTTTTGTCATTGTAATCTGTTGATGGTATTTTCGGATCATACATCGAAATCTTAGTCTCTTTGTTTCGGTAGATAGCCGTACCTGCTTCTAATGGTGCATCTGGTGTTAGGTAAAGAACTGCCGCCCAATTCGTAGGATCATGATGAACCCAAGTTGTATCTTTTGCAGTAGTGTATTGGAATGATGTATTGTATTGTTCTGGCCACCAAGTGATGGGTTTACGCAAAATCTGTTCAAATAACGTTTTTGCGTTAAGATTGTGTTCACCCTTCAATACGTCAGTTCTTATTCCGGGATAATTACCAGAAACGGTATAAGGTAATGAGAGTGCATAGTCTCTAACTTGGTGTGCATTACCATAAAAATTGTCAAAAATCATCAATGAAGGTGTCATTCAATACCTTAAATAGTTATATAGTTGTCCGGAAAGCTAAATAATCCATAAAAAGAACAACATTATGAATTTTACCGACACTGTTCATTTTATCTTTTTTTATCATAAAAGTCAACAACGATGAGGTACAAATGAATAAAAAATTCATTTTAATTGTTTTAATGTTTACATACTTTGGATTGACTAATGCTCAAACTATCGTAACAGAATCAAAAACAGACAGCACAGTTAGATCAACAGCAGATTCGGTAACAACATTACGTTCACCGCCACCGTCTGCTATCAGTCCGACCATCAACAATGCAAACACCGATTTATGTACTGTTGGTGTGGCTGGTGCAGTACAAACACAAATTTTAGGCATTTCGGCTGGTGCTACGGTTCGGGATATGAATTGTGAACGATTGAAATTGTCTAAAACCTTATTTGATATGGGTATGAAAGTTGCTGCCGTATCCACACTCTGTCAAGATAGACGAGTTTTTGACGCAATGATGATGGCGGGAACACCGTGTCCCTATGATGGTGTGATTGGTGCGGAAGCCAAAAAACAATGGAAAGATAATGTAGACGAGCAACCCGATCACAAGAAAAAATCTGAAGGAATGAGCAATGAAACTAAGACATTATTTGGTGCTGGTGGCGTTCTTACACTTCTGCTCCTACTCTTACTCTGAAATAATAAACAACACCACCAAGAATGCCGCAGGAACCAATTTGAATTGGTCCATGCAAAATGTTCTTCCAAAAATAACCGGTCTGACTGTTGATGGTGTTATATACCAATACTCTGCGGTAAAGAACCAGCAGGATCCAATGACAGTTACGTTACAAAACAAAGATGCTCTTGGTACAGGTTATATATTCCGCAATCAAGATGATTGGTCAGGACTCAGAGGAACTACGATAATAAAAGTTGTGCCAGTTGACAATATTCCGGGAAATAGATGGGGTGACGGTGAAATCTCTGTTGAAGGTAAAGGTTCGGTCTCGGAAGCATCCGTTTTCTATAAATATAGGTATGATATGTGTGC